CTGTAACTCGGAAGGGGAAATTTATGTGGATGAGTCCGAAATTATTGAGTCTTATATTGATGCTGATACTGTGGCAGATGATGTTGGCAAGTTGCACTAGAGATTTAACACCTAACCCTTATACGACAATATTAAAACATATAATGAAAGATAAAAAATGAATGATAATTTTCACTTAGATGTGCCTTACATGGCAGGTTTGTTTGATGGTGAAGGAAGTATCTACGTTAAACAAGTTACTGAAAAAAGAAAAGGTAAAAACCCTTGTAAAGTTTGGAAGATAAGAATGGAAATGTCTATGACAGATAAAAATGTTATGGAGTTATTTCACGAAACTTTAGGTGTAGGTACATTAAAAGAACGTAAATTTAATACTGTTCCTGCTCATTATAAAAAACAATACCGTTGGATGTGTTCACACAGACAAGCTTTACAAGTTTGTAAACTGTTCTGGCCTTATTCTATTGTTAAATTACAAAACATTGAAAAAATAATAGATCACTATGAACCAAATTTACAAAGTTTGGATGATAATGTAGTAGATCTAGCAATGGAGAGGGAACTAAGAGATGTTTGATAGAATAATATATAAAATACTAGAGCGAATAAATCATTACTCAACGTACTTGACTGCATGGTCATGGCAAAAGTTATGGTCTAATAAAAAGGAGGGTTATGGTTACAAAAAACGTAAAGGCAGATAATTGGGATGGTAAATCTAGACCTACTAACAAAGCTTATGATGATAACTATGATAGAATCTTTGGTCAAAAACAGATTAAAGAATTAGATGAATCATTAAAACAATCTAAAGCTAATAGAAAAGAAAGAGAGTTAGATAAAGATTCACAAGACTATGTTGATAGTTTAAAGGAGAAACTATAATGGATAAGGAATTAATAAAACAAGAGCGTAGACAATGGCGAGAGAATAGTTTGTTACAGAGTAGATCTATTCAACGGTTAAGTGAAGAGTTAGACATGTTACGTAAACAAAAGGAAATGCTTCAAGAGAAGTTATTAAAGGTAGTGACTAATGATGGATGATAAAGACGCTATGGTCTACCAAAAGTTAATCGATAAACTAGAAAAAACTAACACGCCTAAGGGACCTAAAAAATCTAATAGATACAGCTATATACAAGGTAAACAGATCACGGACCCCGGAACAGGAAAACGTGTTTACGAGATAAGTAATTATAGACTTCCTTCAGTAACTACGATATTAGGAGCCACCAAAAATCAAGATTTTATAAAAAAATGGAAGGCTAAAGTAGGTGAACAAGAAGCAGAACGAATTAAGAATCATTCAAGTTCCAGGGGGACCTGTATGCATAAATTTCTCGAACATCATGTTCTCGGAACTGGCTGTGTTGATCTTACAAGCATCGGACAAGAGGCGCGTCCCATGGCCGACAAAATTATCGAGATGGGTTTATCGGCAGTGGATGAGTATTACGGTTCGGAAGTTACGTTACATTATCCGGATCTATACGCAGGTGCTACAGACCTTATCTGTTCACATAATGGCATGGAGACTGTTGTTGACTTCAAACAAAGTAACCGTCCGAAGAGGGAAGAATGGATTGAAGATTATTACATGCAAATTGCAGCATACGCCATGGCCCACGATCATGTCTACGGTTCCAAAATTAAACAAGGAGTTATCATGGTATGCACGCCTGACTTATATTACCAAGAGTTTAAAACTGACGGATTGCAATTAAGAAAATGGAAACATGAGTTTCTCAAAAGATTAGATATGTTTAATGAGTTACAACATGATGAAAAAGAACGTACAAAACCAATGAAACCAGAAGATTTTGTTAAGTGATAATAATGCAACATGTGGCAAAAATACATCAATTGTGTTCAAATCAAGGCAAGATTAAGGCACAAATTGTCGACACCGGGGGTGTCGCAAGGGTGTCGAAGGGGTGTCGCAAACCGGGTTTAGGTGTCGACATTTCATGGTTGTTTAGAACAATTCTAAGTTATCTGCGTCATAAGTGTACAAAATTAGGCCAATTGTCGACACCTTCGACACCCTGCCGACACCCTGCCGACACCCCCCCTGTCGACAAATTATGGTTAAATAACCTTTGGTATAAGCTACTTATAAGAGATAGGTATTACTTATTTACTAATGCCGACACCCTTTTAGATTTTAGCGCAAATGTAATAAAAAAAAATATAAATACCCTGTTAGGTGTCGACAATCGAATTAAGGCAAAAATATGATTGGCATGTTAATTAGCATGATGACAGAGAAAGATTTTTGGGATATATTTCACAACAAACATAACCCTAAATATCATGCAAAGAAAAAACAAACCCAAACATTTCAAAAAAAGAATAGAGCCAATCGTAGTAGAAGCAAAAGGTCTTCCTGACAATGTTAGAATTGGTTATAAAGATGTTAAAATTAAATATGTTAGACCCGATTATAAAAAATGGGAAATGACTGATTGTTTTGGAGAATATGATTACAGACAAAATATTATACAGATACAACATGATTTGTGTGGACAAGAAAGAGCCAACACAACTATCCATGAGATAATGCATGCGGCCGTTCAAGTCGCTGGATTAAACCAAGAAAAAGCACCACTTGAAAAACCTGAAGATGAGGAGGCAGTTGTTAATCAATTAACAAATGTTATGATGGGTGTGTTTAGAGATAATGTTTGGTTAGTAGATATGCTTAAAAATCAATTAGAAGATTCTGAGTGAAAATCTTTCAAGTCTATTTCCTCTTCACTAACTTCTTCTGGTAATGCATCAACAACCTTCGCATTTAGAATCGGCGCGTAATCTTCTAGTATTTGTTTCATTTTTAATTCTAGTTCTGCCTCTGACATTTCTTCTAGCTTACCTGTTTTTATTATCTTCCGGTCTATATATAATCCTGCAGCCATGCCTCGGTTCTTTTCAGCGTTGGTCGCAGCAGAAAAAGCACCTTTCTTCAAAGCCTCTTCTCTAATCTTACCAAGTTCAGCTATATGTTTGTCATAAGTGACAGCGTATTTTTTAAGTTTCTCTTCTCGTAATGATCCAATGTATTGTACCACTAACGGAGATAGTCTAGGATTTTGTAATTCTGAGGCTTCAACACTGGCTCTCTTCTCACTATAGCCTGCTTCTATTGCAGCTTCTCTTGCCGTAGTTCTGCCTTCATTGAATACGATATATTCAGCAAATCTTTTTTGCATTTCTGTTAATCTTTTTGGGACACCCATCTTGACATTTTAAGGTAACTATCCTATATTGTCAATATGAAAGATGAAGACAAAACAGTAATAAATTTTAAAAAAGCAAAAGAAGACAGAGGTCATAATGATCTTGAACTTACTATTGAAAAACTACGTACAAGCGTAAGAGACCTTATGATGGTCAATGATAAACATAGATTAATGATTAGCCAAGAATTACAAAAGAATGTTGAATTAACAAAAGAAATAAAAGAATTAAAAAAAGAACGATCAGATTATTATAATGTTAGTTAAAGATTTACAGCAGATATTAGGTCAGTTCACAGACAAACTTGCAAAAGGACAAAACAAAGTTGTAGGTAAAGGCAATGCTCTTGGATTTGCTAGAGTCTATATTGATATGAATAATGGTAGACTTGAAGAAGTTATAAGAATAGAAGCACAAGAAAATAACATCATAGCAGCTAAAGAAGGTGTAAGATTAGTTCTTAAAACTGCCACGCAAAAACCAAAACTAATTTTATAGAAGGGAGTATTATGGAAATAACTGAAGAACAAAGAAAACAATTGTTGCAGTATTTATGGTCAAAACCGTATGGAGAAGTTGCACAAATTATAACTATGTTAGCGTCATTAAAGCCAAAAGTGACTAACAGTGTTACCTCTAAAAAGTAGGTGGGACCAGAGTCTAAACTCTATCAAAAATTACGTAAATCTTGGACTGATTTTTCTCTTACAAGGTTGGAAAACCTTAGTAATCTTGGTACTCCTGATGTATTGGCTAGTAATAGTAATGGCCACTTTTTCACTATTGAATTAAAAGTAACTAAGGGTAAAAAACTAAAGTTTTCTCCACACCAATTAGCGTTTCATATTAAGCATCCGCACAATACTTTTATCATAGCAGAGGCCCTCGGTCCGAGATGCTCTAATCGTTTTCAAATGTTCCGTGGTTCAAGAATCATGGAGCTTGAAGCTTGTGGCTTGGAGCTTGAAGCTTGTAGCTCAGGGCTTGAAGCTTGTCGCTTGTACCTCAGTAAGCTTGGGGCTTGAAGCTTGGAGCTTGAGGCTTGCAGCTTGCTTTCTAAATATGGGGGCTTGAGACTTTCTTATTGGAGCTTGGATCTTGGCCTTTGGGTCTCTATGTCTTATACACCAGCCGGTGCCGTTCTTAAAAAAATCCATGTTAGTGTTTACCATAACTAATATTTGGAATCTCTTTATTCCAGCAAGCGCGGCAATCTAAACATTTCCCGCCCTGGCTGCCTGATGGGCAGGTCTCGGATCCATCGGTTACGACTGTTGAAGTATGGGCCCACGCCTTAGGCGCTGCGCCGTCAACCTTAGCTCCGGACAATCTAATGATCATATTGTCAGGGACCATTGCAGGGTCTGGAAGATATGGACGTTCTTGTGTGGGCATCCAGTGCTTAGTGTCAGGCGTTAACCTGGCAACTTCTAAAATTTTCGCCATGTGTTCGTGTGACTGTACGTCTCCTGCATCGTGCCACCTGAAGACCTTCATCCGCTTAACCTGTGCAACCATAGCGTCAACCCATAACGGGTTAGTCAATGAGTCAAGCCTCCTGTATTGCGCTGCTTTGATAGCTGGATATCTTGTGTAGTTACCCTTCAGGGCATAACAACCATGACATGGTGAGTTCTTAACCTTCCTGAGCTTCGCGCCTGTTTGGCATTCCCACGCTGGAAGAGAGTAACTTTTCCCTGGCATCTTAGACGTGCCGGTTAATGAGTCGGTAATCAATTTTGCTTCTTTTACTAACATGTTTCTTTCTCCTTTACTTCGGATTCTTTCCAACTGTTGCCATTAGAAATACATTTATCACCAGGTCCACCGGTAAGGGCGTATTGTTTATTTTCTTCTGGTTTATCTTTTGGTACATTTACTTTTTTACTTGCTTTCATACTTTCATCTCCTTTAGTTTATAGGATACTATAACCCTATAGTTCTGTCTTGTCAAGCTTGCAGCTTGGCGCTTGCAGCTTGCCGCTTGTAGCTTGTAACTTGGTCCTTGCTCCTGGAGCCAGCGCCAGTGGTTAACTAGCGCTGCAATACTTTCGGATCCTTGTCTCCTACTCACCGGCCACCTCTTCATGAGGTAGTCGAGTCTCATCCCAGGGTCCGCCCAGGTGAGCTGGTTTGTCTTCGTCCCATACACCCTGAACATCCGGAAAGTTGGCCACACTGTAGCCAGCTTCCTTTAATGCATTCCCGATTACGTACGCGGGATCCTGGTAACTTTCAGGCTGGTGCAGCTGTCTCCACTCAAATTTAACTTGTGCTCTCATCTTTGTCCTCCATGTATTTTCTAGATCTCTCTTGGTCAGCTTTCACCATCCGCAGGATCTCTTCCATTGCATCTGCTATTCTCTTCAGTTGTTCATT